TCTTCTACATTTTCTTCTAATCCAGCAACACGATCAAACTCAGTCTCTGCTGTGTTTAATTCATCTAATGTGGAGTAATTTCTCCCAGTTTTTGTAGATTGGTAATTCCCGCTATCAAGTTTACTAACACCTTCAGGTAGAATTTCCGCTTCTTTAGCTTCTACTGCTGGTTGTGATCTCATCCAATCTTGCGCGTGCTTCAGAGCGTTAGCATCCCGCCTACCCTGTGTCACACCCTCGCCTTCAAAACGCTTGGTTGACCATGACTTAACCGTTTGACCTGTATTAGTGTCAATAATGACAACACTACCGCTTCTTTTAACTATTTTATATCTTTCCATAACTTATCCTTATAAGTTGTTGTTTTTATTAAGTTTCATTAAATACTTGAAAAATATGATGTTGCTTTACCTTGCTTTGTGGCATTTAACCCACCAGGGAACACAGTCTGCAATATGTAAACCACATAGTATTCATCCATACTTAAAGTCGCGTTGACCACAAGATTCCCTAATCCTATGCTTTCAGTGTCGGCTACCACTACAGAGAATGATAATGGTGTAATCACATTTGCAAACGTAGTGTTGGATGGAGTGGCAGATTGTACATAGAGAGTAAATGTATAGGTGACATCACCACCTGTTGTATTAGCGGGAGTCCAGATTACAAAATTGATATTTTTCAATTTACACCCAAATGGAACAACAAAAAATCTCCCAGAACTATCGTTGGTTTCGTTTACATCTCCTGTGCCGTACTGTAAATAATTAATCTGCGGTGTGTTATCAAAATTTGCTGTAAAAGAATGATGCACAGCCCAATTCTCTTTACCAATTAATGCTGCCTGAAGGTCTTGATTAATCTGCAAAAGATAAGGTGCAAGATATTTTGAAAGATTATCCTTAATCACATTGTTAATAACAAATTCTCGTTTATTCTGTGCGGTTTCAAGTTTACCAGCATCCTGCATAGAAATAAACTGCCATTGATTATTAGCCTTAATAGCATAATAAAAGACACCATTATGAATACAGCCACCAGTATCCCCATCTTCACCTTCAGACGGTGCATAAAACCCCTGCTTAATATCCAGCATAGAGTTCTGTTTTTTCTCTAATGCAATATCCAGTTTATCTTGGTCAATAGACATTATGGATTACTCCCAAGAATCTGATAATCAACATCCATAGATTCTAATATAAAGTTGCTTGATGCGTCTGACACTCTAAATTCAACTGTTTTACCAAGCACTGACAATGGTTGACTTTCAACATCTATGGATGCCTGTGCTGAAAAAGTGAGTGTGGTACTTGCTGAACCTTCACCATCTATAAATATTTCCACATCTACAGTCGAGGATGACTTATACACTAAATGAATCTTTGAAAAGCGTTTTTGCTGTTCTGGCAATCCAAAGTCATAGCGTTTTGTTTTAACGTAAGCGGTTGTTCCACTCTGGCTACCAGTATTGTACTCAGCTACCGAATAGTTAGTCTCCTTATAATTAATATATTCGGGGCGTAAAGCATTGTTCAGAATAAAATTGCTCATTAAATCACTGATAGCTATACCACGCTTAATCCAACTGCCATTATCCACATTCATTACATAGGCGGTGGTAACATTATAATCATACACTACAATAATCTCATTATCTACTGCATCATAACCTATTTTTGGATTATCCAGCGTTAAGCCCTGCCAAGTATCCCTGATCCTGTAAGACAACTCTTTTACAGATGAAGGTGTGACAGCAGATATGCTATGTTTATTAGCACAAACTAAACCAAGTGGTGTTTCAAAAACTGCATCCTTATGTGCTGCACCTACACCTACATAATGACGCTCTAACTGATGTCTGGCATTATACACATAAGTATCTTTTGTTTTAAAGACGAATAATCTGCCTCGATACTCAATCAACCTCTTAATTTCATCTCCGTCATTCCTGCCTACATCAAAATACCGCCCTGGTAATATTTCATCCATCTTAAAGGGATCAGTAAAATAAATACGATTCTTTTCCCTTGATGTCTGTTCATTCTCGTCAACCGTGTCCACATCCGCATAATAAGCACGATTACCAACAACCGCAGATGTATTCCACTTAATCGCACTGAGTTTGGTCTTTGCTGCGCGTCCAGTAAGGGAGTTGTAGGTGGATAGTTTTAATCCGTCAAAAGGGATATACCATGTGGTTGCTTTAGTGTGTTCTGTATCATGTGTAGTGATTCTATTTGGCTTATCAATATTGGCTGTATTGGCAGTGTATTTTGCAAACACACGATTAATATTTTTATTGGTCTCAAAAACAACTGCAGTGTCACTGGAACTCCTGGTATAGGCATGGTATGCACCAAGCCGATTGAACTGTGTCCCCAATCCACTATCATTAGTTTCTTTTCTTGATAAAATAGCAATATCATTTGCATCTGTACTATCGAAATCAGTTCCAGTACCTGTCCAAGCAGTAGTGGAACTGGTGAATGGTGGATCAAGTGCGCTGGTTACATCATCCAGGGTGGTGGATTTTGGACAAGGCATCAAATATCCATAATTTTTCATAGCAGTGGTATTATATGAATCAGAACCATAAAACTTTGCAGTATTGGAAGATGACCCTGTATAATCTGTATCTGGAGACTGCGCCAATGGACTATCAGCATAACCCCTATTCATATCCACTGTTTCTACCAAATACCAATCTGGATCACCTTTCGGCTGCCAATAAATATTCAGACCTGTAATTCTTGGATTATGATAGCCAGAAGATGTAATACCGTTTAAGACCAGATTAATCGCCCTTGCCTTTTGCGGAGAACTTCTATGATAGATTGCATCGCCATCGCTATGTTCTTGTGGCTGTGACCTTAACTGACCTCTGCGTACATACAGCGTATTACTGCTGATATACTTGATAAACATAATTTCCTCACCAACCTTAATATAGGTATATTGAGCAAAGCGACCACCATCAGAGACAGTAATGTCCTGCTCTGTTGTGGTTAAATCTTCACTGATGGTTTTTGTACTATCTACTTCTTCATCAGAACCTTTTTCCACTTCAAAACCACTAATTCCAATATTACCATCAGAGTCTCTGGATAGTTCAGACTCCTGAACATAATCATATAAATAAGTTAAAGCATACCTGTCTGCTGGATCGAATGTTTCATTATCCATTGCATTATCCCAGGCATTATGCTCATCATTCTCTGTAGCACCATCATCATACTTATGTCTTGGTTCATAAACAAATAAACCCACATCCGCATCGGCTGACAAGTCATCTCCACCATCGTGAGCCATGCTCATTTTTACAATAGTAGGTGCGGGGATTGCAGCATCTTTTAAAAACCAGTCATCAATAGTCTGGCGATACTGTGGATAATGATATTTGGGTATTTGATCTTCAGCAGCAAGACCTGTACTCTGTCCTAAAACATTACGCTTAATATGACCATACCATTGACTGTTATTGGCAAAAGAACCGTCAGAGATTCTCAATGCCTGATTGTGAATCAAAAAATCAAAAACAGGTGTACCTGATGAAAAATCCGATGAAATGGAACTCCAACTTCCTCCAGTGCCAGTAGACACATCTTGTCTTTTAACCGTAGAACCATTGCCAGCTACCCACCAGACCGTTGACGTATCCGCATCGGAAGCATCTTTTTCTGTGCGATATGATGCAAATTCTGTAGCTACTTGAGAGCCTGCTTCAGATGCACTCTTAATGGTTTCACCACTGTGTTTTTCTACACGACCAGGCGTTTTGTTGACTACACGCTCAAATTGTTGGTACTGATTCTCCTGTAAATCAAATTCAGACTGGTTTGAGACTAAACCGCCTGAGAAATCCCTAATACTCAATCTTGGCATTAGAAATCCTTATATGATACTGTTATTGAACTCTCTCCTGCCCGTGACTGACGATCTAAAATAATCTTATCTTTCCACTCATTCCATTCATTTTTAAAATAAGGAATCAAGTTAATATCTCGCAGCCTTTCTACTACCTTCCATGACCCATAATAAATCAAAGCCTCATGGAATCTTACATCAATCATTGGAACATCAGCATCGGCTGATAGTGCAGTTGGTATATGATAATAATAAATCTTTATTTCTTTTGTGGCTGATGGTGTGGGGAATATCCCGATAAAATTCTGTCTTATATAATAACCGTAAGATGTGGTTAAATTAATGTCTCCAATGTCACTACCGATATTTTCTATCTGACTGATACCAATGCGATCCATCCTATTACCGTCATAGTCCACCCTGTAAATGCGAATCATATTGTTCAGGTCAGATGATCCTGTAGTAGTCCCATATTCCACCTTTGACCATGTGCTTATATTTGTAGTATCATCCATCATCTGATACTCGGCAGTACCATCCACTGCATTACGAGTAGCATAACCAGCAAATAGATTGGCTTCATCTGCCAACATATTGTGACCCTTATTAATAAGGTCAGTTAGTATCGCATCGCTAATGGTGGATGTACTGGAGACACCAGTAATATTCCTGATTTCTGTCCGAATGTCCGAGAGTTGCATGAATTATCCTTTAAAAAGGGGCGGGAATGAACCCGCCCCAGTTAACTAACTAATCAGATTACAGATTAGT